GTTCAAACATCAACTGATACCGGGACATAATCTCACGAGCAGTAGATGCTTTGTTTGCAAGAATAGCAACAGTTTTGGATTCTTGAAATAATGTGTACCATAAAATGTATGCAGCCGCAACAGTAGTTTTACCTTGCTGACGACCTTCCATAATAATAACTTTACGATTATTATGAATCGTTTCTACTTTTTCTTTTTGGCAATCGTAAAGTTTGAACGGTTGAATACCATGGTCTAGTGTAACTATGTAACAATAGTTATCAATAAAATAAGTTGGATTCTCAACACACTTTGCTAACTCTAAAACTTCTTTTTCGGTATAAGATAAATCTATACCTGCACGTTTTAGACTTGCATTACCATTATAACCATTATTATTCATTCAATTATTTTGTAAAACTTCTTAACATCCAACCTTGTTTTTGATGTTGGTCTAAAATGTCTTGTAGAAAATTACCAACGGCTGGCTCATTTGCACCTTCAGCTGCGGCAATACCAGCACGCAAATGCATCATATATCTTTCGTTATCATTTTTTAGATTTGACAACATTGTTAATGCTGATGGAACGGTATCTGTTTCTTCAATATCAGATAGTTCTAACATTCTACTTAATGATACTGGTGCATATGAATCTAAGGCACGAATGTGTTCTGCGATTGGGTCAACATTGGCAAAAACGCCAGTGTAAAAATTACCTAAAAAATCATGGTATTGTGCAAAATCAGGACCCTCAATGTTCCAATGGTATGAGTGTGCCTTAAAATACAACCCAAAGGTTGTACCTAAAATTGTTTTCATTTGTTCAATTAATTGTTCCATGGTATTATTTATTCTCTCTAATTTGTTTAAGTAATTCTGCGGTAGATCCAACAAATACTGCTTTCTCAACATTAATAGATTGATTGTTTATCTCAACTGGTCGTAAGCTTTGTTTTTGTTTTTGAATCTCTAACAAGTCTTTGTTCAAGTCACCTAATGTTTTAATAAAATTAGCGGCAACTTCATATGCTCGTGGGTGCTCAGATTCTTGTGCAACTAACAATAGATTATCTATGGCTGCACCACCTTTATCTAGTAAACCTTTAATGTTTTTTCTTGCTAAAGCTGCGTCAGTTTCCACTTCATCGGAGGCAATTACCTCTGTGGTTGGTTTGACCGCAGGCAAAACTTCTGGTTGTTCCATTGGTTCAATGTCAAAGATTTCAGATAAGTTGTCGTTCAATTTTTTCATATTAAAGTATCAGGCCATTCAGTAAATGTTTCTTCAAATCCATATGGACCATTTCCATTTGCATTTGGTGGTTTAGGTGTTATTACAATTGCTACCGCTTTTGTTTCTGATTGAGATACAGTTGAAATGGTAAAAGTTGAATTGGAATAAACTCCAGTTACTTTATCATTTGCTTGAACTTTTTTATTCAAGTTTGTTAACACCAATGTACCGTCTGCGGTATTACTAAAGTATAATACTTTACCTGTTACACCTCGCTTTTCAACTATAATATCTTCACCTGTTGTATATACTCCAAAACCTGTTGCCATATTAACATATACTTTTTGTGCATCCAAATTAGTAGAATCGGTAAATATGTTTGTATTGGCTTTAGTAATAAGTTTACTTGAATTATTAGCGGATACTGGAGGCCAGATATATGCCTTTGCAGTAAATGTAAGATTCCAAATAATTAAACGAGTGTTCATAAAGTCGCCTTCATAATCAACTTCAGGGCTTACTGAATTGAGAATAACAGGCATATCATACTTTTGATCCATTTGGCTAATGAAATCAATTGTTACTGTAAAATCTGGTGTAAAAAATGGCAGTATTTGTTCTAGTATCTGTGTACCATCTTCTGTGTTACGAACATAGATTGATAAGTTAAAATCAAAATTATATGGAACAGGTGCATACTGGCTTCTAAAAGAACCAGAACTAAACCCAAAGTTTTGTAGTGTAGATTGTTGTTTTCTTGTGGTGTCATATGTCATTCCAACCAAATCAAAACTCATGCGAGGTACAGTTGTTGCAATAGACTTTGTAAGATTTGGGTCAGACTGTAAACGAACTAAGTATTTTTCTTTTGCACCATATGATAAAGGTACTTTAGTAATTTCATATGCTGTTGACCCATCTTTTGAATAACGAGTCAAAAGAATATCATTAAACATAGAACCAAACGCAACAACAATTTTGCGAATCGTTCGGTTATAAAAGTGTGCATTACCTAACATTAAGCTTCACCAAATGGATTGTGTTCTGTAAAATCAATAATAGCATCTGATTCGGTTTCAATGCGATTATTATCTACAATATCTTCAAAGGCATTATCCATTGTTGAGGTGTCAGAAACAGTATTTAATCCCCAAGCCGCACCACTAGTTTTACCTCTTAATGTGCCAGTAGTAAATGTTCCTCTAACTCTATAAACATCAACGGAACTACCAGTTACATAGTTGTGAACAATAGCTTGTGCTGTTGCATTAGCATATGTGGCATCGGGACTTACAAACACAATTTCATCATTAACAAATGCACCTGAACCACCAGCGTTTAGTGTGAGGCGAGTGCGTGGGTATGCATCTCTAATCTGACCATCAATTTCTGCATTGCCTGTTTCAACAACTTCATTAGAAAATACAAACTGTTTTAATTTCAATGCATACACATAAACATTACCGCCACGACCACGACCTAATGTGTAATACATGGCCTGACCATTTTCATGCTCTACAAAGGTAATTTCAAAAAAGTTTTGTAACATAGGAATATAAATCAAATCGCCTTCATTTGGTCGAAGTTGATTTACAGTAAATGCAAACCTACGGCGAGAAACTAAAAGTGTTAAATCGTCTCGGATTTCAAGCCCAAATTTGGACATAAAATCACCTTCACCTTCCATACCTGTAACATCTTCAAGGTACATTTCAAGTGCAAAAGCTGAAGTATATGTTTTTAATGTATCTTCACCATACAATAAATCTACTGAATCACGAGAACTTCTTGGCATATAAAAAATGTCCATGCCATAGATTTGCATGGCCTCAATGACAAGGTCTTCCACCAGCAATTGCTCGCTGGTAATTTGATTTAATGGAAATGGATTAAAATAAAAATTGGTAGGCATTCATTATCAACCCATCATTATCTCGCCAGGCAATACATTGATAATTTGCATTTCTTCTTCAAGTTTTTCAATTTCTTCACGAGCTTCGGTCATAATGCGAACACCATCAAGTGTTACACCACCTGGCATTTGTATACCAGCAAATTTACTAAGGTTATTACCCCATTGAAGTTTAATCAATGCAGTAGCATATTTTTTAAGAAAACGGTCATTGAATACATCTGAGTAACCATCAGCTGTCATTGTTACATTGTTTTGAGTTGTAGCAGCTGGTCCACGAACTATAATGGATGTTGGTGAATTAATTTTAGCAATCTGTAATGATTCTGTACCAAAATTAACAAAATCATTTTCTAATAATTGTTGGTCAAATACGGTGCCAGTACCTATTACCGTATTTGAACCTGCCGTTGTAGCACAAGTGCCAGTTAAGGTAATGGTAGATGGATTTAATGTGCGATAACATTCAATAACAACATATTGGCCAGGTTGAACATCTCTTGTCCAATCTATATCAAGGAATACTTTGTTTTGTTTGCGATTAAATCTAAATTGTGGTGTACCAGAAAATAACAGTTGTAAAGTTCTTATGTGTTGCATTGTAATTTCATAAGACACATAACTTACTGAGGTAAAATCATATAGGTCATTTAAGCGTAATTGATAACGCAAATCAAACATATTAATAGAAGCATTAGAATCATCAAACGGAAACACACCTGTTACAAATGTAACCGCATCTGGTGCATAAATCCAACGGCGATTAATATCTTCAGCCGTAAGTTGGTGCTTCATAAAGATTTTTTCAGTACCATCAAAATGATAATCTTCAAAGAAGCTAAAGGCCTCATCAATACGGTCATCTACTTGGTCATCATCCACGTTAATTTCGATAACGGGTTTACCAAGTTTTCTTAAACAGTATTCTTTTAGTTCAGCACGAGTTGATGGTTTAGACATGGTGTTTTATTTATCCTAGTGCGATTGAGAGAGCCAACACATCACCAATTGTAACTCCACCACTATTTGCTTGAGCAAAAGCAGCATTAGCATATATTGCCGCTGAATTGGCCACATGACTTGGAGTATTAGCGGTTAAAAACGCTGAATTGGCATATACTCCAGCACTTGTTGCTTTAATATCTGCTGTATTGGCTAAAGCCCTAGCAACATTATCAATTGCAGATCCACCAGATATGGTGTTTGCAAAAGAAAACGCAGAATTAGCATATATGCCTGCTGAGTTAGCGGCAGCAAATGCAGATGTTATAGAAGTGTTTTGTGTTAGATTTACACCAGCAGAATTATTAGCAGTTGCAAATGCTGAATTGGCATAAGAACCGGCAGCTGCAGCACCTGAAGCTGAATTAGCAGCTGCAAATGCTGAGTTGGCGTAAGAAGCGGCAGAATTAGCGGTTGTAAATCCTGAATTAGCATAAGAAGCGGCTGAGTTTGCTACATTACTTGGCGTATTGGCAGTTATAAATGATGAGTTAGCATAACTAGCAGCACTATTAGCTACATGACTTGGTGTATTAGCAACCAAGAAAGCAGAGTTGGCATAAGAACCAGCAGATGTAGCACCTGAAGCTGAATTAGCAGCTGCAAATGCTGAGTTGGCGTAAGAAGCGGCAGAGTTTGCTTGATTAGGTCTTTCAATAACAATATTGCCAACCATGCCACCATGAATTGAGCATTGATAAACATAGGTGTTTCCTGATAATTCAGCTGGAACTTTCCAATATAATGTGCCTGTTACTTGACCTTGAGCGCTAGATCCTGTTGTAACAGTACCTGTGGTTGTTACATGAGTAAGACCAGTATTGTATTGAGCTCCTCCACTTGAAACACGAATTAAAAATGGATGACCAGTTACATTTAAACTAAAAGCAAGTGTTTCACCAGCTCGTATGTAAAGTTCTGGATTATTTCCTGTATATTGGTCAATTAAATAAGCGCTTGAACCAGAATGAGTTACATCTAAACGAGTAACAGAAGGTAAATAAACCGAGTTTGCTTGAGCAAAAGCAGAGTTAGCATAAGTGCCAACATTTGTGATGTTGGTGTTCTGTGTAGTATCAATGCCAACACCATTATTAGCTACAGCAAATGCTGAGTTGGCGTATGAAGAAGAACTATTAGCTACTGCAAAACCGGAGTTTGCGTATGTGCCAGCAGATGCGCCAGAAGAACTTGCGGTATTTGCAACACCAAAAGCCGCATTAGCATAAGATGCGGCTGAATTAGCTACATGAGTTGGTGTGTTAGCAACTAAAAATGCCGAGTTGGCATATGTTCCAATATTAGTAATGTTGGTGTTCTGTGTTAAATCTACACCATTAATTAAATTTGCCAAAGCAAAAGCAGCATTAGCATAAGATTCTGCTGAATCAGATGCAATGAATATTGTACCATTACCATTATTAGCTGCCCATTTACCAGAGGTTTCAATCCATAAAATAGATGTGTTTGGTTGAGCACCCCTATCCACTTCAATACCAGCATTTACTGTTGGTTGTGAAGATTGGTCTATAGCAGCATTAACTGTGATAATATTATCTGCAATTAATACAGTTGATGTATTAGTATAAGTTGTTAGACCTGTTACAGTTAAATTGCCTGTAATAGAAATATCACCAGTGATTATACCACCAGTATTTGCATTGATACTATTATTAGCACGGGTGAAAGCACCGTTAGCATAAGATGCGGCTGAGTTTGCTACATGACTTGGAGTATTGGCTACTAAGAAAGCAGAGTTAGCATAAACTCCTGCGTTTGTGATATTAGTATTTTGTGTTGCATTAACACCAGATTCATTGTTAGCAACTGCAAATGCTGAGTTAGCATATGAACCAGAAGTTACAGCTTTATTATCAGCAGTAGAGGCATTTGTTGTAGCGGTATTTGCTTGACCATAAGCGGAGTTAGCATAAGAACTGCCACTATTAGCTACTGCAAATCCTGAATTGGCGTAACTAGCAGCTGAATTTGCTACATAAGTTGGAGTATTGGCAACTAAGAAAGCGGAGTTAGCGTAAGTACCAGCATTTGTTATGTTGGTGTTTTGAGTTAGATTTACACCAGCAGAATTATTAGCAGTTGCAAATGCTGAATTGGCATAAGAACTGCCACTATTTGCAACGGCAAATCCACTATTTGCATAACTAGCGGCCGAGTTAGCAACACCAAATGCTGAGTTACTATAAGAACCAGCAGCTGCAGAGGTGTTT